ACGTGTGCTCTTCCGATCTACGTGCCCATACTGATCGATACCACTAAGTTGGATATCATCTCTCATATGTTTAAATTCAGACTTCTTACCTGTTTTTTCATCCATTCGTCTTTGAGCTTTCCAAGAACGATCACTAACTGTTTCATAAGGTGTATTTTTCTTTAAAGCTTCTTCAAAAATAGGTATTGCTTTTCGAACCGCTTTTCGTGAAATTCTACTACCTTTTTCACCTAATTTTTTTAGCTCAATAGTAATGTTTTCATCAATACTAAATGACTCATCACTCATTAAAACACCACCTATTCCAACGATTTTTGACAAATAATGACGTCCCATTTTTTATATTGAGTGTCAATGTTAAAATCATTAATCTTATAACGCTCGTTGTTATGGATTAACTCCATATCAGTTGTGATTTTAGGCTCGTTTTGGAATCTATGTCTGATTACAAATTGTGCTGATGTTGATAAAGTAGACAAATTCTTCTCAACATCATTAGCATTTTTACTTCTCAACATTGCGTATAGCATTGGATATATAACTTCATCAGAAGATGATACTTCATCGCCATATTCATCTATTGTTGGAGCTTGTGGACGTACAATTTTAATAATTTCTGTTAAATCTCCAGTTTCAGCTATCATTTCTACTCCCTCATTTCTTGTTTTTGAGCATAAATTCTATATTTTGGCTTTAATTGTAGAATAATCTCATCAACACCATATAGAGTTTTTACTTCGTTTCTTTGTGTAGTAGCGGAACGATTTTTGAAATAATGGTCTGCTAATTGAATGACTGCTAAATCATATAAATAATTATCAGCATAGAAATCTGGATACTTAGTACCAATCGAATTTTGTACTTTAGATTCAGCAGCGTTCAAACACAATGTAAGTACATCATCAAACACATTACTATCAATCGCTATTGCTCTTTTTAGTCGGCCCAAGTCCATTATCTACACCACCTAACCAACTAATTTTAATAAATCAACTTTAGTAGCACTAGATGAGTAACTGATACTATGAGCATCTAAATATGCTTTAATTTCAGTTACTGTATTAGCATCAGTTGGTTTTACATCTCCGCTAGGGTTAAATTTGGCAACCCCACTATCAGGTCCAGCAATTGAGCCACTGCCAACTGGTCCATTGCCTGGAGCTTGTGGGGAATCTATTTTGACGCCACTACATCAGCAATACGGAATGCAGATGCTAACAAGATTTTGTGGTCAAACCATGCTGTCAATTGGAAATTGTTTATACCCTTGTCATAGTCTTTCCATTGTTCGTACAATGCAGAAGAAATTTCATAGTTTAGTTGAGCATACTTGAAGTTGCCAACAACTGGTTTCTTAGCTAATTCAGTGAAACGAACTGGGTAACCTAAGATTTCTTCAGGAGCCTTACCAAACAATGATACTGCACCGTTAGATAATTCTTTAATCATCTTCAAGTAATCTGGTCGTGTCATATAAACTTTAATGTCAGATTGGAATTCATCTGCAATATCTCCTGCAGCTTGTGTAATAGCGTCAAATAAAGTTGAACCAGATACTTTCTTAATGTTGTTTTGAGTTGAGTAGAAACTCATTTCTTCTTCACCAGATTTTGGCGTTTCAGCAAAAGCCACTTTCTTTTCTTTACGTGCCAAACCAGCTTGTAATTGAGCATTTACATGTTCTACTAAGTTTGTATCAGTACCATTCAAGATTGCTTCAGAAATAGCTACTTTAAGTTTTGTCTTATTACGTCCAAACTTAACTGTATCGCCTTTTAATCCAATTTCCTTAGCTACTTCTTGGTCGTTTACAAATGAGTCATCATCAATTGTCACATCAATACGTGGACGTTCCAAATTTGTCACTGCCGTTACCAATTCGTCATCACGTAATGGATTAGTGTCAGTTGGTTCAGCAATGATGTCATTTGCAATTGTTACTGGTAACAACTTAGAACCATGAGTTGTTGAATCGTCATCACCTAATACTTGCTTGTAGTCAGAAGATAACTTTTGGCCACGGTAAAATTCAGCCTTAGCATGAATTAATTTTTCTTCTGCTGTCATAGTAGGTGTTTTTGTTTTTGTGAATTTAGCACGTTGTTCAGCTTCTTCACGCTCTACTTGTTCTTTTAACATGTTATAACGTTTCTCCAAAGATTCTGATTGTTCTTGTAATTGCATTAAATCCTTATCAGCAACTGTCGGATCTCCTGCTTTCATTGCAATTTCTTCATTAACTTTCTTTAATTGTGAACCTAAAGTTCCTAAATTTTGTTTCTTTTCATAAAGTGTAACTGTCATAATGTAACTCCTCCTAATGTATTATTCACATAATCAATTTTTTCTTTTGCTTTGACAATTAGTCGCTCTCGGTTAATCGAATTACCTGGAGTAGATTGTTTAATTAATTGATTTGGAACGTGTTTATAACGTTCTAAAAACTCGCCTGGCAAACTAGCAACTGCTTTATTTGATTCCAAAACTTCATCAGCTAAACCATAATCAACTGCTTCTTGAGCTGATAACCATGTTTCTTCATCAAGTAATTTAACTAATGTTTCTTCATCAATCTTTCCATTTGATTTAGATAAATAAGTTTTAACACTCATTTGAGCAATACGGTCTAAATCATCTGCTTGCTTTCGTAATTCTTTTGAATTACCCATTGCAACCGTCCATGGATTATGAATCATTAACATTGAGTTTTCAGGCATAAAAATAGTGTCACCACTCATAGCAATGACACTTGCGATTGATGCAGCTAAACCATCAACATAAACATTAATTTTAGCTTTATGCATTTTCAACATATTGTGAATTGCTATTCCTTCAAAAACACTTCCACCAGGCGAATTAATATGTAAATTAATAGTCTTTACGTCACCCAAATCATTCAAATCATCTTTAAACGATGTGGCAGAAATTTCTTCATCAAACCATTTTTCAGAAACAATTTCACCATAAATTGAAATCTCGCCAATGTTATCTTGAGTTTTGCTCATTTCCCAATACTTGATTGGTTTCTTCGTCTTTGGTTCCATTACCATTTGAACTCACCCCCTTTCGTTGTGCTGGATCCATATCTAAAGGATATAAGTCACCAGATACAAATAATTTATCTGCAAATTCATCTTTAGATAGTGGTAAATCTTCCAGCGCTCTAATATCGTTAGTTGTTAAGATACCAGAACGTCTTAATGCTTGATAATATGCTGTACGTGCTTGAACATTACCACGTAATAAGCTATTAACATTGAATTTGAAATACATTCCAGCTTTTCTTTGCTGTTCTGTTAATAATTTATTAGTTAGTTCTTGTTCATACTGTCTAGCTATTGGAATTAACGTCCTTTGTACAAATTGACTCATCAAGTCTTCGTTATTAGTAACAGTAGATTGATTTAAAAATGCTAAAGGAACGTTAAAAGCGTTAGCTATTCTTGTATCAGTTATCTTTTCAGTATTAATCAAGTCTCCAGATAAAAACTCTCTAGGTAGTTGACTGATTTCAACACCAGGTTCTTCAAACAAAACACCGCCGTTGTCTCTGATGAAAGATCTAAAATTATCAATAACATCTTTTCTACTCTCATCATCAACATTTGAACCATAAGTAACCTTAAAACTATCTACCTTAGACATTTCAGACAAACTGAATTTCTGTACAGCTAAATCAAAATCTAAGGCATTTTTTAGCACGTCTAAAGGACTTATACCTAATAACCTTGTTGACCCTGAAATGTGCTTTAAATGTAAAATATTGGCTTCTGAGACTAATATATTTTCATTAGTAGCAGTTATCTTATACCAAATTGAATTGTCATCTTGATTTTGCATAACTGTCACACAAGTTGGAGATACTGGATATAAATTAACTGGTTGCCAGTATTCATCCCTTTCAATCAACACATAAGCATTTCCGTATTCATTGCGGTCTGTTTCTAACTTTTGGATAAAAGAAAAAGAAGTCATTGACGGATTAGGATGGTATTTTATTTCCATCGCTAAATCACTGTCTGTAACTTCTTCATAATTCTTATATAGTTTTAGTGGCATGCTAGCCATTGCATTAGATAACTGAGTAATTACTGAAAATACCGTCTCGTTAGTTTGTAATGTTGAACCAGATAAACTAATTGGGAAAGGATTACCTGTTTTCAAACTAACTGGTCCACTAGCTTTTTTATTTCCAGTAATTAAACTTTTTATTCTATTCCAAAAACCCAAGTAATCACCTCCTTATCTTAAACTGACAAATTTTATTCTAGCTTTCTTTTCTTTGACGTTTAGGTTCTCCCATAATGATTCATGAGCATTTAGTAATGCTGCAAAACCGTCAATTTTACGATTACGTGATTGTTTAGTTGGCATCCAGTTATTATTTCTATCTGTTACCAACTTTACGTTATTCAGATACCATCTAAACATCAAATTGTTATTAGTTACTACCTTACCGTCTAGCAACAATTCTTTCATATTTTGCATTGGCCCACCTAAAGTAGTAAAACCTTGTCTAACAACCTTAGTATTAAAACCGTATTGTTGTAATGATTGGTTTAAAAACAACGCTTTGTTAGGGTCATAATTGATTTGTTGAATTTTATATTTTTTAGCTTGCTCAACAAACCAATTATAAACATATTCATAATTAACATATTCTCCAGGAACAATTGTTAAATATCCTTGCTTTTCCCATTCCTGTAATCGTTCTGGATTTTTATCAATTCTGACTCTTTCTTCTGGCACAAAGGATTGCATTTTCCAAAAGATTGAACCGTCATCTAACTTAAATTCTAAGCCAGTAGCAGTAAAGTCTTCCGTTTCTGATAAGTCATATCCACCTATACATGAACGTCCTAACAATGTATCTTCATCAATCATACGCTTGTTTTTATTAATGGTTTCAATTGTTACAAATGATAATTCATCAGTAGAACTAAAAATATTAAACTGTTTTGTCAGCCAAGTAGCATATTCAGCAGGAGTTCTTTTATCCTTAATGTAGTCAGATATCAAGTTTACTGTATCCATTAAGCAAAGATTAGGATTAGCTTTAATCCATAGTTCAGGATCATCACTTTCTTCAACTTTATCTAAACTAGCCAAGTAATAGAATGTTCTTTCGTCGATATGAGCGTCATAATCTGATAAAGCTTCTTTTCCGTTGTCTATAAAGTCCATTAAAGGACCATCTAAAACATATCCAGCAGTTGAAATATACATGATTAATGGTTGTAATCTAGCACCCCTGGCTTGCTTCATTGCTGAAATTAAGAAATAATCTTTATATTCATGAATTTCATCAAATACGGCAAAGTGAACATTTTCTCCGTCTTTGTTGTTCTTTTCAGCAGACATAGGAACGATTGTAGAATTTGTTTTCGGAAATCTTATTTCAGAACGTGTTGTAACAAATCGTTTAGCCAAGTAAGGACTAGCTTCAATCATTGCTTTAGATTCATCATATAATTTCCTAGCTTGAGATTGAGCGTTTGCCAAAAAATAAATATTAGCTCCTCGCTCTCCGTCAAATCCAGCCATATAATCAGCTAAACCAGATTCTAAAGTAGTTTTACCATTCTTACGGCCAACAAAAACAAGCCCTTCACGGAATCTTCTTAAACCTGTATCACGATGAACCCAACCAAACATTGAACCAACAATAAAATGTTGCCATGGTTGTAAAATCAATTGAGCATTAACTGACTTTGACGGTTTACATTTTTTCTCAATAAACCTAATAGGCCTATGCGCTTTTTCTTCATCGAATACCCAAGGAAAATCTTCGTCGCCTTGCCTTTCCAAGTCTTTTAAGTGTCGTTTACAAGCCAAAATAACATTTTTACCAGCTGGAATATCGCCTTCAACAACCATCTTAGCGTAATATGTTGTTAGAACTACTGGAGATGGTTTATCTAGATAAGCCCAACCTAGCATTGATTTTCTATAATCATTCCACCATTTTTCTAGTTGAGTTTGATTATATTGTAAAATTTTAGAAGTCATCGTCATCATCACTTTCATCATCTAGGTGAATTGCTAACGACGCTCTAGCAGAAGGAGTTAATCCAAGCATGTTAGCATATTTAGTTAATGCTGCTGACGCATTTCTCTTTTCACGAATTAAAGGATTAACCCTGCCGTCAATCATGTTACCAGTCTTTCTAATCTTACGTTTATAGGACAAATAATCATAATACGTATCGCAATATATTGCCAGGATATCCACGTCTACATCAGATAAAATTCCAGTTGGTTCCATAAGCTCTACAATACGTTTAAAGTTCTTTTTCGCTCCAGGTTCTAACCAAGAAGGTGGTTTTAAATTATCATTAGAAATTTTCAACTTTTCTTCATTCTTTTTTCGTTTATAAATTTCTTTTTTTGTTAAATTATTGGGATTCCCTTCATATAAATGCATCATCGCACTTTTGGCTGCTTGTGGCATAAAAATTAACTCCTTTCTTCCAGATTTGAATTACTTTTTTTAATTGAAAAACGAATTTATTGTTTTCTACCCCCAACACCGTTGAAATCTAAAATATTTTTAACTAATTTCGACCTAGGGGGGGACTATAATTTAAAGTCTGGATTTGCTTTAAACACAAATACTTCACGTTTCTTTTCTTTCAACTTTTTGTATTTGTCTTTCTCTCCACTAGGTTTTTCTCTATGTTCTTGGTTGTGATGTTCCAAACAGATAGTTTCTAGGTTATCCAATTTCAATCTCTTCTTAAAATCATCTTTAATAGGAATGATATGATGAACTGTATTGGCTGTTCTAACTATTCCTTGCCTCAAACACTCTTGACATAGGTAATGGTCTCTTGCCAGTGCTTGCTTACGTGCTAGTTTCCAAGCCTTACTATGATAGAACTTGATGTACTTATCTTCATACATGTTAGTCTACCCACTTGACTGTAGCATGGTAGTTAATATCTTTGCCTTTTAATTGATTGTAATCCATAGCTTTTAAAGATTCTTCTACCTTAGATTTAGATACAGTAATCAAAGCATTAACATACTTTCCATTGCTTGCTGTTGTATGATTAACTTCAAATGGTAAGGCATCTAATCCTTTCATTACTTCATCGAATTCTTTTTCGTCCATTAACACAACCCTTTGTGCCATTAAATCCACCACCTTTAAATTACATATTTAATTATTTTTCTATCTTTCTTTAGATAGTTTTTAATTAAGTGAACGGAACTCGGCACTAAAAGTACCGAGTTTCCTCGCACGCTACGCGACAAACATGTTACTCAACATATTATTCTTTAAATCTTTAAGCACATTGACTGTATCTCTTTCAACCATCATCTCATGTTCTAATTGTCTAAACATTGCTACGATTGCTTTCTGTGTTTCATAGTCATGCAGATAGATAGGAAACTTACCTACTTCATGCTCTTGGATATTGATACCAGTTGCGTACTTATGCATAAACAAATCTATGTTACGTTGCATTGCAATGTTGAAATACAATGGATCTATTCCTGCTTGTGGTATGATAGCAACGTTCTTTGTGTGAACGTATCCTTGTTCAGAGAGAAAACTAATCTCCCCCCTAGTAGCTGATATCTGTAGAGTAGATGTTCCAGCAGGATATATCTTTCCTTGTTTGGCTCTAGCATACTCAGCAACATCTTCAAGTTTAACTATCTCATATGTTTTGAAATCTACCATAGTGTTAACTGCCTTTCCCTATCCTTGCTATACTTTTCCTTCCAATACTTGGTAAAGTGTTTTAGTTCCTTATCCATGCTTGGTGTTGTTCCAATCAAATCATCTAGCATGTTACCGAACTCTTTAGCATTCTCTTCGACTTGTTTATCTATCTTTCGCATTTCTTTAGTGATCTCATATAGCGATGGAACTTCTTCAGGTTCAAATGTATCTATATATCTAGGAATGTTAAGATTGAACTCATTCTCTTCAATAAGATATCTAGATATATCATCGCTGAACTTATCTATTTTCTTTCGGCTCTTATATGCTTTGATAATCTTATCTACATGTTCTTGCTTTAAGTAATTATGGTTCTTACCTTTTTCAAATTCTTTAGCTGCGTCAATAAAGAATATCTTTTTATCTTCTCTTTTCTTTTTCAAAATTAATATAACTGTTGGAATATCAGTATTTAAGAACAATTTGGCAGGCAACCCTATTACTGCATCTAATGCATTGAGTTCTATTAAACGTTCTCTTATTTTTCCTTCGGCTTGTCCTCTGAATAACACACCGTGTGGCAGAATGATAGCCATAGTTCCATCATCTGAAAGTCTGTTATATCCTTCCAATAAAAATGCATAATCAGCTTTAGATTTAGGTGCTAATACTTCGAACTGTTTAAATCGTTCTTGTTCTAGCATTTTGTTATCTGGTTGCCACGTAAAAGAATAAGGTGGATTCATAACTACTGTATCAGCCTTACTTTCTGGTAATTCATCAACCAACTCTATCTTGCTAAATTGTTCTTGCTTTGATAGTTTGTAAAGATGTTTTACTTTTCTAGATAAGCTATTGCCATGAAATATGTATGCGTTAATGTTTCTAATTGCTAGGTTAAATAATAGGAATGGCATCGCTCTGTCTGAGAATTCTTCACAGTAGAAACTACTCTCACGATTAGTACTCCAACGTTTAATAGTTAATCCACCAGTGCCAGCACATATATCAGCGATGACTTTAGATGATCCTAGTAATTGATTAACTAATTCCACAACTCCATCTGGTGTGAAATCTTGTTTGTTTTTCTTTCGATCCGAATGTTCTTCTTGATAGTAGTCTGTAAACCAATCATAAGTTAAGTCACTTTCAATAGCTAAGAATGACTTGAATAGTTCATCCTTTTCATCGCTCATCAGTAACTTATATAATCTATCTGATGCTTTAAAGCTCTCATCTACTCCAATCAGTTCATTAATCTTTTGAATATCTATCAATTACTACCACCACCTTTTAATTTAATCTTACTTGTATCTCTGCTGTACTTACGCTTATGTTTTACTGGATGTTTTCTATAATGTTTTTCTAACTTGCGTAACATCTTCAGTTCTTCATAGGTTTGTACCTTTCCGAAATCTATACTATCTTTCATAATTTTCTCCAAAATAAAAAGCCAGCCTGATAGACTGACTTAAAATATTATTTATACGCTTATCTTATTTTTTTTAACAGGATCACTTTCAAAAATCATAACTATTGATAATAATGAAGTTTGAAAAGCATACGTTATAAACACTCCGACAATAAAACACCAAAAGAAATATATATAATAAATAAAAGTAAATTTATAGTTAACTAAGATCTGCATACTAATAGTAATTATTAAACATAAAAATGCACTTATTAGTGACCAAATTAATAATTTTGGTAATTCATTTTTGTATTCCGATTCAGCTAATGTTCTCATAAACTTTGTCTTTTGCATAGAAATAATCATCCCATAGAAAGCAGAATAAAATCCTATTACTATCGATAGAAAGTTAACTATAGACTCTAAAACGCTCCTAAATCCCTTTATGTTTTGATAATCAAGTTTTAATTTACTTTTAAAAAAAATAGCTACAACGACTATAACTAATCCTGTTAGAAGAGGAAGAAATTTAAATAATATACGTTTCATTAATTTCACCTCCTAAAATATATCTACTAATGAAGATTTTCAATAACTAATTCCATAAAAGGTTTAGAGGATCCAGTGGCTCTATCTAAATATAACTCTTTCATAACATCTCTAACGGAA